TCATCTGGGCGGGTAACGTTCTAGAGCTGAAATCGGCAGACAGCTACAACGGCGTCAGCCTCTTAGGCACCCTTTACTTCAATCCCTTGGTGCGTGTTTTTGAGTTCATGTTCGGTATCTTTCTTGCGAAAGTATTCATGACCCCAGCGGTACATGAGTTCAAAGCAAGCCGCCTCGGCTGGTTTTATCTTGAGCTTATGGCTCTAGGATTGGTCGTCGCGGGCATGCTTCTCGCAGGAAACCCAGGGAGAATTGCCGCCGTCTTCGGTACCGCAACAGGCTATTACTTCCAGCGTGAAGGAATCTGGTTGCTGTGGGGGTTACTGATTCTGGTTTTTGCGCTGAGCAAAGGGCCTATTGGCGCGATCCTATCAACCAAACCGCTGGTCTTTCTGGGTGAAATCAGCTTTTCGCTGTACCTCGTCCACGCCATACTTATCACATTCATCGAACCTTATGCCGAGGCCATCAAGCCTTATGGTCTGACTGGCTATGCGATTTTCTGGGCAGTCGCTCTGTTGTCTTCCGCGCTCCTGTACAAGGGCGTAGAGGATCCATGCCGACATTTCATCATGAACGCGTGGGATCGCCGCCATTCCTCGGTTCGCGAGAACTTTCGTGCGAGTTATAGACCCGCCGCCATTGGTAGCGTCGCGCTAATTGTTATTGCCGTCGCTGTCGTCCACCTGAACAGGTTCTAAATATGAAAAAGTACTGGATCATTCCTGCGGTAGCCCTTGTCGCGATCGCCGGCAGCATGGTTTATTCGATGTCCAGCATCGACAAACCTGCTGTGGCACAGGGCTCAGCAACCTTCATCGACGGCACTAAAATTTCTGAAGTGAGATTCGAGCCAACGGACGCAGAAGACAAACACAAGAATGCAGTAATCAAGCTAGTACCAGGCACCGAAAAAGGGCTTAGCTTTGCGGTACACCTGAACGACTCGGACAGAAAAATACTCACCAATGTGGGCGATTTTCCGTTAGCAACCTACTGTAAGGGCGACGCTGTACTGGAGTGCATCATCCCCATTGGCCATGACGCATTCGATAAATCCGTATCACTGGGAATTGCTGCGTACAAGATCCCTGGTCAGCTTTTGCAGGTCAAGGAAGGCGTCTCTGACTGGGATGATCATCGCGCAATTTTCTCGACGAAGTCTTCCGTCAACTGATTCCCTTAGCGCGATAGAGAACGACCTTCGAAAGGCCTGCCGTCTGGCGGGCCTTTACGTTGTGCTCATCAGTTAAAGCACCGCTAGTTGCCATACTTCGAACAGGCCTGGCAAAGAGCTCGCCTTGAAAGCCCCTTCAGAGCATTCACTGAACCACCCTCACTACCCCACTCTGTCGTTGAGCTCCGAGGCCTTGGTGTAGTGGAAGACCAGCCCATTGGCCTCTAGATAGTTCTGGATATTCTGGTCGCTGCCCGCGCTGATGTCGTGAATGTTTGCGCCTCCGTGCGACTCCGGGCTCCTCGGAAACTGAACGTCCAGAGTCTGGCCGTTGTTGTGCACCAGTTGCAGACTGTCTCCGTTCCGGTGCACGTACGCCGTATGCGTCATCGTTCCACTCCGGGAATGCTCAAAATTCAGGATGCCGGACTCCGTGATATTGCGCGAGTCGAAAACGCCACTGGCACTGTTCGCGTTAATGCCCATCAAGTCCTTGTACCGCTGAGAGTAATTCCGTTCGCCCATCAGTTGTTCCTCTGCGCGTTGGCTTAGCGTATTCCCCGCACGGCCCGCATGAATAGCGAACTGATAACAGATCTGGGGCTGCTGATCGAGGCTTTGAAGCTGTTCGAACCGTTTGTTCATATTCGACTTCAATTTGTTGGGCGTGGCAGGCCCCGCAGCGACATTATTCGCGTCCTGGTAATGGCTTGGTATGCATGAAGAAAAGACTCTGGAAACCGCTTGCATTGCTCTGACTCCATTAGATCGAGACTCTGTGAGTGGTCTGTCCGATGACAGGGTTCCACGCTCAATTAGCTTCCCTAACCGACTCATGGATGCGCATCAGGCAGTACCCTTCGCTTCCGGCCAGTACATGGAACCTACTGCGGCGCAGTTGCCACTCACTCCACACAGAGATCCCCAGCGGCCGTCGCGCTGACAGCGCGTTTTTTTTCAGCTATAGGACGAGACCATGACCCCGATCAATTCGCTGATCCGCCCCACTGCGCTCGATCTGTCCAGTACTCAGCATCTTCCAGCGCCAGGCGCTCAGCAAGGGCACGGGATGCTGGCGGGCACTGGCAATGCTCCGGTGTCCTTCATCTCCCAGCCGCAGAACTCAAAGGTGGACTTCGGCGGCACGGGCAATCTTGCTCAGCAACCACACAATGCTGCGCTCAGAGACCCGGGCAATCAGACCGATCCGCTCACTCAATTGATCTCACTGATCCAGGACATGCTTCAGCGGTTACAGGCGTTGATGCAAGGCGGAGCTGACGCTCCCGGCCACGCCTCCAACAACGCGGTGACGGGCGCCGGTAAAACGCCTGCTCAAACGGGTCATAGCCCTGTGGGCGGCCAGCCCTCCCCTGTACATTCGGCGCAGACGGGCAACGGTGGCGGCGTCAGCTCGCCCAATGGCAACTTTTCCGAGCATTCGCTGGGTAATCAATTGAGTGTGCAGAAGTCGCCAGAGGACCGCATCGGCATGGCCAGGGATCCCGAGCGCGGGGATGTGATCAAGGTCGATTTCAATAAAGGCCATTACACCGAGCATTCCACCAGCCCACGTGCCGAGATCAAGGATGGCACCAAACTTCAGGAGGGACAGCCCTATGGGTTCAAGTTTGGCATGAAGCGCGAGGCCAACAATGACGGTACATTCTTTCAGGTGCTCGACCATAACAACGCCAAACCGAGCCCTCGCGCCTGGCTCGCCACCAAGGACGGGCAGTATCAGTTGCACCTGAAAACCAGTGAAGACAGCAACGCACCCTCAAAGGTGTTCAACATCGGCAAGCCAGGGGATGCGGCAAAAGATGTAGGGAAATGGGCGGATTTCCAGATCGATTTCAAGCGCGGCATCGGCAACGGTGAGATTTCGGTCACGAAGAACGGCGAGAACGTGTTCGACAAGAAAGGCATCTCTACGATGTTCGACACCCACAGTAGCGACTCATACGCCAAGTTTGGCCAGTACCGCAACGAGGGCGATCATCAACCGGCGACCAGCTTGTTTTCGGGGTTCAGTGTGGCGAAGGGTTGAGGTGCGGTTATAAACTTGCGCCGCCTTTGCTGAGGGACGATATCCATGAGAAACGTGCTGGTAGCGCGCCTGAGGATGCCGGACAATCGCGCACGCTGAAAGGTTTCGCGCCACAAAACGCCCCCTCTGAATGTGTGTTGCAAGTTGCTATTCTCATCGGCGCGCCGAAAAAAATCGGCATCATCCAAGGAATGACCATGGCTTTCGATTGGCACTCAGAACCCATTACCCGAATTACCCCACTGGACAAGAACTACCGCAATACGCAAAACGTTCGGCGGTTCCTGACTTCTCAATGTGGTGAAGCATTCAAGTTCGACCGACCGTTCATGGAGTGGATCAAGTCGAATGAGTCGCTGACCATGGGCGATGTGGCAGATGAGTGGCTTCGTCTGAATCGCTCCTAGCTCCGGCGCTGGGGTACCTTCGCCAGGAAGCGCCCTAAGTTTCAACCGCCTTCCGGAATCTACCGTCGCCGTCCGGGCTCAATCACTCTCCCATGCCTGCCCGCGAAGGGCGGCCAGTCACGCGATGCTCAGCAGCCGCGCTGGTGGCTTTTCGTCTGCTTTTCGATAGAGGTAGTCGCGCCAGTTCCGGAACGCCCGCTGCTGACGTTCGAAAGCATCCTGCCAGTGAGGGCTGCCAACTTGATCGACCCCTATCTCCATCATCTGCTCTGTAGCGTCATCCAGCTCTTTGACGAGGTCGAGCGCGTTAGGTGTTTCACAAATTGTTGGTCGCATAAATTCCATTTCCTTTGGCTATCCCATTGAGTAGCCAACCTCTTGATAGTGCTAGAGTTCCGACGAACGGCTCAACAAGAGGCTATGGTTCGGCATTCGCCTGTTGTCGGGGTAGACCTACTTCTCAATTGCGCCAGTTCTCCGCCCTCCCCCATATGAACCGCACGGAGGTAGCCAATCTGACGCACGCCAGAACAGCCAGGGCGACAGGCACACCGACAGGATTTATCCGGTTTGACGATGGGCCTTAACACATTGTTACGGGAGAAACGACCGGGCCTTTTCGGAGATCTGCCGGCGCACCTGCAGAGGAAGACCTTGTTTGTCACTGCTTGGCAGCAAAGCTGATCAACTCACAAGCTCAGATAGGGCAGTAACCAACTCGCTTGGGCCGGTTCTGACAAATTTGAGAGGAGGTAGGCATGAAAAGACGACGAGTCACGCAAAAGTCACTATGGCAAAAACAACAAAGCCACCCGAAGGTGGCTAAGTCATTGAAAAATATGGTCGGGACGGAGTGATTCGAACACTCGACCCCTAGCACCCCATGCTTGACGAAATCCGCAAGCTATTGATTTTGTTGGAACTTTACCGGCGCTCGCTGCAAACGATGCCGTACTGATCCGTACTGAATATAGCGAACCCCCGAAAATCCCCCACCTCTCCCCGGCGTCCTGCCGACGTTCACCCTCTTCCTCCTATTATTTGAATGCCATCCTCCGTGCGCGCACCGCCATCGAAAAGACCGATGAGTTCGGCCTCCTCCCATTCGAGCAATCCCCAGAGCCTGGCCGCGTCGGAAAGCTCAAGCATCTCGCTCAACTCCTCGACGCTGACCTGTTTCCGCCGGCGGGCAAGCATCGCCAGTTCGACCAGCTTGCGCCGATGAGCCTCAGGATCGGTGACCAGGTCAGCGCGAGCCTTTATCGCCGCCCGCCAATCGGCCAGAGGGTTCTCAACCAAAGCGGCACCACCACGACTGGAAATAGAAAGCTCCGTCGACTTCCTCGACACCGGTGATGTTCAAGCCCGTCGTCCCCAGACCGGTTACCTTCGCGTCAAGCAGTCGCGGCAGAATGTCAGGCCCATCCCCCGTCTTCATGATGAACGCCTCGACCGTCACACGGCCTAAGGTGCTGTTGCCCGATTCATTCATCTGAACGTCACCCTTTATAGGTGTGGCGTCTCTGACCTCTTTCGCAGTCAGTGCCACTCCAAGGCGTCGGCGAGGGGTTACTAGGAAGTGCATGGTTGCTGCTCGAATACTGTACATGCGTACAGTTAATGAGAAGCGCGGGGATGGGTCAATACTGTATGGGATGACATCCGACAGGTTGATAGGCTCGGTGAGGTTGGCTAGGATTGTCCTACAAACGGAGCAGTGATCAGCACAAATGGAGGAAGGATGCCGTTTAATAATCGGTCCCAAAGACAGCTAGCAAGCCTGCGCCGGATGCGCGAATGGCACCTTGCCCAAGCACTTCGTGCCAACGCCGACGGCAGGAAACAGGAGGCTGATTTTCATTTCCGGTACTACGACCTGCTAGGTCCGGCCGTGGAGGTGCCGACAAGTGAATTTCGCGACTAGTTGTGGCCTGGCGCCTCTTTTACGCTCAAAGCTTCGTATGATTTCTCACACGCAAGCCCAGCTAATTGGGCTGTGTCATAAGCCTTTGCCAACTCTCCCGCTCTTTTGTCAGCCCGCTGGAACAGGTCGGAGAGCACCATTGCGGCGCGGGTGGCTGTCTTGCTTCGCTCGGTAGCGCCGGGATCGCTGGCGGTGCAGCTTGCGCTGGCAGCCAGCTTTCCTGCTTGGTCGCGCACCCGGTCGCCAGCAACATCAGCACTGACAGCGTCAGCACTCGCAACAACCTGTTGTTGTCTCGCATCATTTCCCACCTGGTTGACCGCCGTCTGGCGGCGCTGTTCTTCGGTTCGGTTTTCGGTCGTGGCGGCGGCGAGGCCTTTTGCCTGTAGCGTCTGCTGATCGGCCCATTTCAGCTGCCACCGTTCTTCAGCCACTGTCTCGCCGTGGTGATAGGCTCCGTAGAGAACCGCGGCGATGATGAGCAGTATCCCCAGCGCGCCGCTGACCTTGAGGTAAAGCGCAGCGCCTGGACTCATGGCACGTCCCTGAAGAAGATGTGGTGCCCGAGCTTCAACGTCTGCTTTGCCTTCGCAGCCCAGTCCGGTGGCTTCGGCATGGTGGTCGCGTAATAGTGGGTCGCGCCGCCGGTTGGATCAGGCTTCAGTCCGCCAATGACCTGCTCAGCGGCAAGACAGCACATCACGAACTCACCCGCAGGGATCGGCTTCGCGCCACTCAGGTACGGATAGTTAGGGTCGTTTTTGTTCCAGCAGCTGAACTGGTATGGCTTCTGGCACACACCGGTGTAGCCCTCGCCCCACCACGATTTATCCTTGCCGTCGTCTACCCGGTTGCGGATCGACCAGGCCACGGCCACCATTCCGGCCAGTCCTTCCCCACGTGCTTCGCCCCACAGCGTGCGCGCCAGCACATCGCGATCTTTTTCAGTCACTTCCATCAGCTTTCTCCAGGCAAAAAAATACCCGCTCAATGGCGGGTCCGGTGGCATATCGCGGTCAGATGGTGTCGGGCGCCAGCGCGGCGGGATCTGCGGCGATTTCAGGGATGGCAGGCGCGATCGGCCAGATAGGTGCCGCTGGCCATGTAACCTGAGTCGCGACCTTGCCCAGCTGGAACTTGTAGGCCTTCCAGCCTTTCAGGCTGACGGTCAGCGCGGCCAGTTCGGCCTCGTCTTCTTCGGTCGCTTCGCCGCTGTCCACGCCGTAACCGAGCGTGTCCACTCGATCCTGAATGCGCGCGATCTGGGCTGCTGCTGCTGCGTTTCGCGATGACAGCTCGGCCTTGGCTGTGTCCAGTGCGAGCGCAGCGGCAGCAGCGTCTTTCATGGCCTTGGTGATCAGTTGGCTCCAATCGATGTTCATTGCTGGGCCTCGATGATTGGGAATTCTTCAGCCGCGGGCAGCGGCAGCGGCTGCGGCTGCGGCAAGCTCACTTCACCATCCGGGACGTTAGCCAGCGGCACCGGATAGGCCTGCTCCTGGCTGTAGTTCATGGGCAGTGGAAGCCGCAGCGTCAGCAGCAGATCTGCACCGACCCGGTCGACCGGCCCGCCAAACCACTGGGAATCTACTGCGCCCAGTGGCAGCGTGTCGCCGTCGGCCATGCGTGAGAAGTCGAAGTTCTCGCCGTTGAGGGTCAGCACGTCACCGGACTTGATGACGGTCAGCGCTTCATCGGAGCGAAACGGGGATAGATTTATGATCATCAGTACCATCTTCCTTTGGCGATTAAGCCGATTCGATACACCTGGTTCACGCTGAAGTTTGCCGTTACAGTCACGGCGCCGTTAGTGCCAAGGTTTGCGCTCAGTCGGGCGCAGGTAAACGCATCGCTGCTTTCAGCGAATTGCAAGGTCGCCCCGACGGTAGCCGTGTTGCCAATGAACGCGATGGGCGGCGTCCAGAAGGCAGAAGCGGTCACGTTCGCCCCAGCGGGGCCGAACC